TCAAATTCACGCGCCAGTAAAATGGAACAAGCTTATGTGCCACCGGTTGATCCGGAGTATGCTCCCGTCGAAGTGGACCCGATCGTCACCGCCCCCAAAATCCGTTTTGGGGAGTTCGAGGATGATGACGGTGACCTGCCGACGGTTGAAGCCCCGAAGCACCAACCGAAAACTAAAGCGAAGCGTGACCCCGCTCGGCATTCCGGGGGGCAGGCTGATAAGCCAGTGGTTGATCCCAAAGAGGGCACCCAAAACAGCCAGGCTAAAAGCGAAGTGCCTGCGATTAAAATCGCTAACGTGCCGGAACGAGGTGGTTCTCCGGCGCCGGAACCGGATAAGTTTAAGCAAGAGGTCCTCGATTTCCTGGGGGGAACTCGTGTCTGGGCTTACGCATTTCCCGGTGAAGATCGAGGTGATTTGGTTCACTCTTGCGACATTGGTGGTGTTTACACTTTACCCTTTTCGCTCGGAGCTGATCCAGATTGCGATCATCTTCCAATGGGTTGTGATTGCGTTGGTCCTGAACACCCCGCATTACTTTATGGTTCGGTTCACGCACTGAGTGCGCAAGAGTTGCGAGACCTGTTGGATTTGCACCCCGACTTGTACGTTGCGGCTTGGAAGTTTGGCGCGGATGGTTCTATCTGTGGGCAGTACAAGGATGTTTCGTACTACCTCAGCCCTACCACCACGCAGCCGGCTGTCCATTTGCGCCGCAAGTACGCGAGTATGACTTACGAAGGGGATTTTTATCCCCATACGTGGTTGTTTAGTGGGCATATTGATGTGCCCACGCTCGTCGGGGGGCCGTTACAACTTCGGGCAAAGTACATCATGTCGACCGTAGATGGGCTGACGTTGTTTAAGATCTCAAGAGGAGTGGGGCTTTCCTGTCCCACCGAGGTCAAAACGACGTCGTGGCAGTCCGCTATCTCCGGGGCTGATGACTTCCTCGATGTTACAATCCCTAAAGGAAATGACTCTTATGCTGGAGCACTGCAGTTTGGAGCGATGCGAGTTGCGCGACTTCACAACTTCTTTGGCATTCTTGTCGCTTGGGACCAGAAAGACCGCGCGGTGGTCGTTTCCCGATCAATTGTCGGGAAGGCCGCCAGGAGTGTCTTAGGTTTGCCGCGCGACGAGGTCAGTTACCGCGCCACGGTCGTCCGTGTCACGCGCGAGTACGACAAACTGACTAATCTGCCAGAGGATATGAAGGCACTCGCCATCCCTATGACCACAGCATTGGCGTTCACGTTGACGATGGAATCGGAGATTTCTGTCAAAACGAGGATGCTGAAAGACTATGGTGGGATGTTTGATCAGCTCAATCGACTGCGAAACTTTGAGATCCCCTATGATTTGGGGTTAACACTCAAGGTTGCTTCTTACGCGATCAGTGCTACATATGTGGCGTGGAAATTGGGTATTTTGCGACCTAGTGCCCCGATGTATGATTTCGGAGACAAGGTTCACTCGCTCAGTGGGCGTCTTTCTCACAGGCTGACCGATACCGTGGCGCAAGCGCTCGGAGGTCGTTTTGATAGCTTGCGAGATTTGATGTTCTATGAGACTGGTGATGACCTTATGCCCCCAGATCAGAGGCACTGGATGTTGAGACCAGCATTTGGTCTCAAGAGCGCGATGACCCCAGTAGAGCCACATATGACCCGGGTTGACGACAATCCCGTGGCTCAAGGAATCTCCCTTGGACTAATTGTCGCAACCTCCCCTGAGCGTGAACCTGAGAGCGCCGTGCAGCTGCTCAAGACTGGGTTCTACGGTGTGCTCGCAGCCGTAGCCAGCAACAGGTTCGGAGGGAAATGGTTGACTGCGCTTTGGACTCATGAAAGGGCGCTCACTCCCGAGTCTAAAGTAACCCCCCTACCCCCAGGCAGCGCATGCCTGTTCACGGAACAGTGCGCGCCGACGAAGTACGAGTATGACCCGGAGAAGAATCCGATCACTCAGGTTTCTGAGGAGGTCGTTAAATTCGAAGATCCGGCACTCATGGTCTGCGGCATCACGTTTTCTCAGAAAGTTCCCTTCCACTTTAAGGCCAAGAGTCAGATTGTGGAGCGTAACATGTTGGAAAACCGATGCCTGTTAGAGAGACCAGAGGTTGACCCCGAGCTGTATAATGCTTTACATGCGCGTTTTGAGGAGGAACCCATTATGAAGAGAGTCATTGGGACCCCATGTGTCGTTGACTACGACCGTTGGGTGGAGCATTTTCCTTCCGCCGAGAAACGCAAAGTGATGCGAGCAGCGTTGGAGTCACTACTCGTTGAACCCCTGAATTTATCTGACTGCGTCCGATCGATTTTTGTTAAGATCGAGAAGAGCGGTTTCATTTATCCTTGGGGGATGGAGTTGGCGGCGCCCCGACACATTGTCGGTGGGAAGCCGCGGTATCTTGCCGCAACGGGACCGTTTATATGGTCTATGGGGAATAGGGTTAAGGAGGTGTTCGGAGAGGACGACGAAGCCTACTATGGAGCTAGAACTGCCGAATCTTGCGGGAGGGCTCTCATGTCGCAAATCCACGCTTTGGGTGGTTTAAACAACGTCTTCTTCATCAAGGGCGACGCTTCGCGCATGGACGCACATGTGCACAGCGAAACCCTCAAGAAGGAGTATCGTTTGGCGAAAATCATGGGAGCCCCGCAATTGTGCTTGCAGGCTATACGCATGCAGCGAGCGGTTTGTTATACCATGGGTGGGCTTCGTTTGATCATTGAAGGACGGCGAGTCACGGGTGATGCTAGGACCAGTGTGGGAAACACGCTGGAAATGGCGTTCATTTGTTGGGCTTGCATGATCCTGGTCTTTCATCTGATGCTCGTGGAGGTGCGGTTCGGCATTGACTGGAGGGAGTTGCTGAATGGAGACGATAGTGTCATGGTTGTTGACAAGAGGCTCTATTCGGAAGACCTACAAGATAAGCTGAACCAGCAGGCCCTCCGCTTGGGCTATAGGATGAAGTTCGAAGTGGCGATGTACATTGAGGACGTCGAATTCTGCTCGAGAGTTTTTTGGCCAACGCAGGACGGTTATGTGTTGGGCGCTAAGATAGGACGGTGGCTGGCTAAGGCTGGCTACATGTTCAAGAGCGCCCACACTATGGCCGATTACCGTAGCCAGATGATCGGGCATCTCCAGGACAACTGGTTCGTGCCGCTCGTTAGTGACTATTGTCGTACAGTCATTGAACTGATCCCAAAGAGCAACCGCCGCTATCGCGCGCGCGGTCGCGAGGGTCGCGAGGAAGATTACAAAATCCACGCTGAGAAAGTGCACGAACCCAACACGGATACTTTAGTGTTTGCCAACCTTCGATATGGCCTTACCCGCGCCCATATTGATGAGTTCCGTGCTTGCCTTGCGGAAGTGCATACGCTTCCAGTTATGATCCATCTTGAGTGGATGGACCACATAATGGAGGTGGATGCCTAGCGGGTGTAACAAATTGTTACGCCTGCTACAACCTAGGAGATAAGGTCGAAACGGTTAATCAGTGTTCTCAGTTCATGTTCATAATATACTTGTTAGGGACAGTGCTGTATTTGGTCCTGTTTTACCACGTAGTAGTCGAAGATGCCCAAAATCAACGCGAAGAAAAACGTCGTAAAGACGCGCCCATCAGCCGCAGATGTTCCCGACCCGATTGTGTCGATGACGAAAAAGAAGCGCCAAGTTCCAAAAGAAGATTCTGGGGTGTCTAACCTTGGGATCGCTCTGCGCACCCTTGGTGGTGCTGCTGGAACGTACTTCGGTAACCCAACTGCTGGGGTCACTGCTGGCGCACTTGTCTCACGACTCTTGGGTCATGGTGATTATGAAGTGAAGACCAATTCGTTGATCGCACCAAATTCTTCACCGATGAACAGTGCTGCAGTTGTGATGGGGCCGGATGGCCGTCGCGGTGTCCGCATCCAGGAGAGAGAGTTCGTGGGTACGGTGCTAGGGTCAACAACCTTTAGCAATAAATCTTACGTTATCAACCCTGCGAATGCGGCAACTTTTCCGTGGCTGAGCACAATCGCCACCAACTTCGATGAGTGGAAACCTAACGGGATCGCGTTTTCGTTCCGTAGCACATCAGCTGCCTTTAACGGTTCGAACCAAGCCTTAGGTGTCGTGGTCGGAGCAACCGAGTATGATCCAGTTGACGCCCCTTACGCCACTAGGTTGGAGATGGAATCTTCAGCCTATGCCGTGAGCGGGACGGCTTCAGGTGATTGGGTGCATCTGATCGAATGCGACATCAGTGAGCGTGGTCGAAACGTATTGAAAACGGCCACAACGCAAACCGTCAGCACGCAAGCGTCGGAACTCGATTATCATTTGGGCACGTTCCAAATTGCGACGGAGGGACAATCAACGGCTGGGCAAGTCCTTGGAGAATTGTGGGTGTCTTACGACATCACTTTCTACAAGAAGCAGCTGTTTGGTGGACAGTTGGGTAACAACGTTAACATCTTCACTATTG